GGGCTGTAATAGCAATGATGACTAGCCCAATCGGGCTGGTAAGGAAAGCAATCGCTGCTCCCAAAGCAGTGGTAACCGTCGTTGCAATCGCACATACAGCATTCCATGCTACTGTAGCCGCTGTCATGGCTATCTGAGCTGCCGTATCTGCTATCTTTGCTGCGGTATTTGCAATAAATTGAGGTGCCTGCTTAATAAGGTGTAAAATAACAGAGTCATTTACAGCACACCACAATTCTGCAGCAGCTGTTTGAGCCGCTTGTGCTGTTGTATCAGCAATTTTAGCAGCTGTATTGATAGTAAACTGAACTGCTTGTTTTGCCAGTGCTACAGTCCCCTGCGCCAGATTTACCACAAAATCTTTGGCATACATAGCAACAATGGCTGCTGTTTCCAGCTTATCTGCAATAAGGGCAGTCGTATGTGCTGCAATGGCCGCTACGTTAGCTGTAAATCCTGCTGCCATACTTGTAAGCATTCCAACAACGCCACCAGCATTAATAACAAATTCGCTAAGCTTTAAAACTTCCCAAGCCCCGAAAAATGCGGCAACAGTTCCAACCATTATGTCGAAATTGTCTTGCGTTTTAAGCAGCCATTCAACTACCGCAGACATAGCATTGGTAAATGCATCAAATACTGGTTTTGCAACTGCATCATAAGCGGTATTTAATCCATCCCACAATTTATCAATTATTTCTTTCAGTTTGTCGAACTTAGGCTGTAGCTCATCTAAAAGCCCCTGTATGCGTGCTTTAAGCAGGTCTGCATTATCCGTTATAGGCTTTGTTATAAGTTGGATAAGATCCCGGATAAATTTGCCACCCAGTTCCGTAACTCCCATGAAAGAACTACTGAAAATTCCTATGATATCAGCTGTAATCTGTTTTGCTGAGTCGCTGCGGAATACAGTAAATATATCTGCAATGGAAGCAGTGAAATTTCCAACCAGTGTCGCAATTTCGCTGCCAATATTAAACATCTGAATCAAATAATTCTTAATGCGGTCCTTATTCTGTTCCAGACATTTACTAACACCGCCCAGAAGATTATCTGCAATCGTTGCACCAATGCTGGCTACCGATCCGGCTACCTGTCCCAATGCATATGAAAATGTATTGGCAAATGATATCGCTGCTGATATAACATTAGAATCCGTAAAGATATCTCTGAGACTGTCTTTTATAGACTGGATACTGTTCTGGATCGAATCAAATACTGTTGTATTTCCAAAGGTATCCCAAAAGCCATCTTTAAATGAAGCTTTTAAGAGATTTAGCATATCAGCTATCTTCTGCAGCTTTCCACTAACTACATCTTCCTGTTCTGGAAGTGTTCCCATATCGAAGTCATCTGCATTGTAGCCGCCAGCTCCACCGCCTCCGGATCCGCTTCCACTATCAGATCCGCTGTCCGGATTTATAATATTTAGCTCATCAATGCCTGTAGTTGCCGATTTTATATCCTTTGCAGCTTTCTTTGCGGCGCTTCCAATACCTGATGTGGCAGCACCTGCTTTATCCGCTGCTGCAGCGATCGCTTCCATTCCTGCTGCAGTCTCTGTAATGTTTCCGTCTTTTTTGCCGCCTGACAGCATTGCAACAAAGGCTTTAAAAGCATTTGCCATGCTCAAAAGTTTTCCTATGATCGTGTTGATCACCTGGATCACTGGAGATAACGCGGTTATAAGCCCCTGGCCTATAGTTGCTCTTAAACTGTCAAACTGCAGCTGTAAGATGCGGACCTGGTTAGCCCATCCTGTAGAAGTCCTGGAAAAGTCACCTGCTGCGGTTGTCAGCTGATCCTGTACAAACTTATACCGCAGGGCAACTTTTTCTGCCTCTGACATCTTCGCTGTAGTCTTGCCAAAACCGGTGGCCAAAGCATAACTGTCAAGAGCAGTCTGTGTCATGACAATGCCCAGATCTTTCAGGCTCTCTGTCTCACCGGTAAACACCGACTTTAGTTTTGTATATGCCTCATCCTGACTGATGTTATAGAAGGATGCCACATCACCTGCCAGCCCGGTAAGAGTCGTGGACATGTCATATGCAGCTTTCTCACTGAAACCGAAAGCCTTTGCCATAGCACCGAAGGTACCAGTAAACTGCTTTGCCATGGTCTCAGATAAGCCAAACTGAGCGGCAGCATTTTGAGCAAACTTATCTACCTGTTTACTCATTTGAGAAAACGTAACATCAACTACGTTCTGGACCTCTGCCAGATCAGAGCCTAGTTCTATGCAGGACTTTCCAAAATCGAATATTTTCTTAACTGTAAAAGCAGCAGCAAGGGCTTTGCCTGCCTTCTTTGCCAGATTTTCTATTCCTAACATCTGACTATTGAAATCGTTTTTATTTACAACCAGGTCAAGCCCGATCTGTCCTACGCTGTCTGCTGCCATATATGTCACCTGCCTTTTTTATTAAGACAGGCACATCGGCACAGCGTCTTAGATCTTTAACTCAAATATCTTTTTGCACTCTTTATTTTTGCATTTAAAAAAGATGCCCTTACATTTGGCATCTTCTGACTTCATTGCATTGACCGGATACCCGCAGTACGGGCACCGGACTTTTTCCTGCTTTACTCTTTCAATTTCAACCACCTCCGAAGCAGTCAGCCATAAACTGTTCCAGCTTATCCATAGCCTTTTCATATGCTTCTTTTGTCATGCTCTCTGCTTTCCTGTCTCTCCATTCGTTATAAATACGTTTCTGATCCGGTGTGAAACGCTTGATTACTTCCTTATCTGTTTCTGATCGGATCGCAACCATGCGCCCAAGGGGAGTATCGGGAGACAGGCCAGCCAGCAGGGAACGAAATTCATCCCAGCTGACTGTTTCAAATTCTTTGGTCCTTATGCGTAACCCGTACTGCGTAAGAAAACTGGAAACGATCAGGTCCCAGTCCTCAAGTAGATCGTAGTACGGGTCACTGCTCTCCCTGGCTTGTAATATCTCCTGTGATCAGCTTCATAGCTTCGTGGATAACGGTCATCCAGTCAGGCACCAGCAGCTTGAATGAATTAATTAACTTCCTGCTTTTTTCCGGGAATACCAGTTCGTATAATTCATTCATATTTTTTTCCGAAGCCCCACCATTTTTTGTAATATTGAGAACTTTCATCATGGTAGGTGCATCTGCATTTACTTCAATTTTTTCCCCTTTGACCATCAAACACGGATTTCCATCAAACGTAAGCTTGTCTGTAATATCTACTACTTTTGCCATCTTTTCTTCCTCCTTATGCTGCCTCTGCCGGTGTAAAGGTTGGCTTGCCATACAGCGTTGCAGTAAATTCCAGTGCATCTGCTGCGGTTGTATCGCCACCGCCTGGGGTTGTAACATTGATAACCACAATTCCTTCCAGCTTGGCGCCGGATACCATGGTCCATTCAAATTTCGTCATGACGTCTTTCCCCATCTTCATGGCAAGCCCTGCAATATAATCATTTCCAGGATCACCAACAGATCGTTTGCCCTTAAAATCAATAGAAAATTTTTTGCCCGTTACAATGCTTTTTGCCCATCCCTCTGCATCCATTGCATACCATTCTTCATTCTGGCCATCAATAGCAGGGGAAAAGTTTTCAAGATCGGCCGGCATTACCATCTGCTCAGATGTGCTGTCTACGCCCTTAGTACCGATCTTAAACTGATTACTGTGTACCGGATATACTACTCCTGGCATATTCTTGTCCTCACTTTCTTTGATAAATTAAATCCAGCCAAATCACATATTCATATACACCATTATCATCTGTGCCTACATCCTGTGGTTCCGGGACCATCAGATTAATGTAGTTGATGTGGGTATCTCCTATGCTCAGGCTGGATATGTTTCTAAGTTTCTCAAACAGCTCATAGGCTGCGTTTTCGCTCTCTGACTTATTACGGTTCCAATGTATCAATAAGGAAAGCGGCTTTGTATCATAAGTGGTACATTTAAGACCGCCCAGCGCAATATTAGGGCTTCCGGAAGAGGGTCGGCTGTAAACTCCTATGGATTCCTGCTTTTTATTATCCAGTTTTCCAATGTAAACACAATCATCCTCTGCCGGTCCCAAGCTGCTGATCCAGGCTCTGATATCGGTCAGTCGCAGCATCACGTACCACCTTCCTTTTTATAGAACTTCTTAAAAGCTTCCTTGCAGAAGTCGGAGCTGATACCGCCAGGAAGCCAAGGTTCAAACCATTTACCGCCTGCAAACGGATTTTCATACTTCTGGAAGTTGTATTCCGGATGGTAATACATCCGCCTTGCATAAGGTGTGCTTGATACAATACTTACCTTTCCGCTGGCAGACTCACTGCAGTCCACAAAGGTGCTTTCGTTCTGCAGATTACCAGTATCAAATGGCATGATCTGGGCCTGTACGACCTCTGTATGCAACGCCTCTGCCGTTTTCTCCAATGCTGTCACCGCTGCCTGCGTCAACTGATTAATACGCGGCATATTCAGCTTTATAGTTGATTTTACCTGCATCAGACCACCTCCAAACTGCAGAAATTTACTGTTCCATCCGGGTTCCTGTTCTTGCATCCCTGTTCAATCCGGCGCTCCTCACCGAATACAGTGAGCGTACCACCACTTAAGGAAGGCATGTCCGGTGCAATATCTCCCGGAAACAAAGCTACACCTGTGATCTGTATCAGCTTCTTCTCTGCAGTCAGAACTGTTTTAGCCTTGTCCTGGAAATTGCAGAGAAGGTCTGCATCCATGCTGTATTTTGGTTCTCCTTCATTGCTCAGTTCCTCAGACTCCAAATGCACATGTACAGGAACCTTACAGAGCCATTTTGGCACTAAACATGGATATTTCATAGTCTCACCTCGCTAAGCGGCAACAAAGGCCCGTCTGGCACAGCATAGCGTAGACATCCCTTTTCATGGCAACTCCTTTATCTGTAAACACATTCCAGGAACTGCCAAACTGAGCAGACACTCCGTTTATGCTGTAACTTTGCAGGATCGTATTGATCTCATCTGCATTCTCTGTTTCAAAATCTGCCTGCTGGCAGACCACTTCCCGGATCAGATCCTTCTGGAATGCTGTCAGATTAGAAAATCCCCGACCTACAATCCGGTTGTAAGTCAGGGAGTCAATGTGGCGGCTGGCCTGACGGAGTGCCCTGGTAAGATCATCCTCAGGTACAATGCTGCCGCCGTATTCTTTCTGGTAATATTCTGAGGTTACATACGGTTCGTAGGCCATGTTACTGCCCTGCTTTCTTCCGCACAGTCTTTGTAGTTTCTTCTTCAGCCTTTGCGTTTTCTTCTTCAGCTTCCATAGAAGAAATCTGCTGTTTCAATTCCTCATTTTCTTTCAGAACCTTGGCATAAACACTATACGGGACGGTTTTATCCACTCCATACTCGATCAGTTTCCCATCATCATCCCTAATATCAAAACCGGCAGTCTGATATGCCGCTACCTGGTTCTGATCAATCGTATAGACTTTATTGTCTTTTTCTGCTGTCATGATCTCACCTTACCCTTCTGCCTCTGCATTAATCGCAATACCGCAGGACTTTCTTTCAATCAGGAAAGTGTCTGTGTAGTATCTGTTCTGGTATACATACTTGTCAGCTGTACGGGAGTCTGTGCCCGGTGTAAACAGCTTCATATATGCATACTTGTCACGGGAAATAACGCAGGATGGATGTACCAGCATTATGTTCATCTGCTTTGCGGCAGCTGCCGGAGCACATCCATTAGTGAAGTCATACTTGGTTTTAAACCTCGCAGACGGAACAACTTTAATGTTTACATCATCCAGAGCATGAACACGACGATCAATCACACCCGCTGCGCCAGCACTGATCACTCTGGTTACTCCCTCGGCGCTCTTGAGCAACTTATTCATTGCAGAAGTCACATAAAGCATACGTCCTTCCTGTGGAACGGACTGATCATCCATGATCGCCATCTGCTCATCGAACCAGTCAAGAATATTTGCAGCAGTAAGAGTTGTATTATCAATTACTGCACCTTTGCTCTTGTTGGTCTTTGCTTCTGTGTACAGTTTAGAGAAACGATAACTGTCTTTTTCCGGAATTGCCTGCTCTTCCTCAAATACGTTCTGGATATTTGCAATCTCTACAACAAGATTGGTTTCGTCAATATCCATTGGATCAATCGCAAACTCTACATCACGGTCATGGGTCAGCTTTTTCGGTTCCCAGTCATTTGTGATAGTTCCGGCATTAAATCCCATGCTGCTGCGGCTGTGGTCCTTATAACCGCTTACAGTCATTCTAGGGATCTTAATCGTCTGTGCATTCAGGAACTTAATTCCTGGATTTGAAAGAGTCAGATCATTGGAAATCATTTCCCTTGAATATTTCTGCGCTAACTCACGCATAAAAGTTTCCGCGTAATCGTATACTGCCATAATTTACATCATCCTTTCTTATTTCTTGTTTCCAAAAATGGAAGACAGCTGATCTGCCTGGTTGGCCTGCTGTCCTGTTCCACTGCTTGCTGCACCCACCTGGATAAATCCAGTTGTTCCGGATGCCTGCGGCTTTAATGCCGGCACATCTTCCAGAACCTTGTTGAGCGCTGCTTTTAAGTTCTCTTCATTGACTTTTCCATCCTGTCCTACAGCCTGGCTAAGATCCGCCATTTTGAGAATATATGGAATTGTCTTGGCATCAATACCCATGCTTACCGCAACAAGTATAGCAGCGTTCTGGATCTGCGCCTGCTTGGCCGTCTCCTGTGCCTGTGTCAGCTGATTCTGCATAGCTCCCACATCCGGAGTATTAGCAGCCTTCTGCTGCTTAAAAACTGCGATCGCCTGTTCTACTTCCTGCTGAGAAAGGCCCTGCTGCTTAAAATAAGCTTTCAGTGCGGTATCTTCCTTGGCTGCCAGCGTTCCATCAAGCATCTGCTGTATCTTGCCATAGTCAATAGCTGGCGCTGATGCCTGCTGAGTATTCTGGTTCTGCTGCGCAGTCTGTGTGCCTCCATCTCCTGCTCCCTGCTGGTTCTGCTGTGCCTGGTTCTGATTTGTTTCTGCCATGTTAATAGTCTCCTTTCCATTTTGGGAGTGTCACTCCTGTTACTGATCCATTTCCATCGGTGTCACCGGCCGCGCAGAGTTTAATGCCATACTCGCGTTTGGGCATAAAAATAACACCCAGGAACTGCCTGCGTGCTTACTGCTCGATCTTATTACATTTGGTACACCGCCGCACATAACCACCATAAGGACCGGAAGCCCTGCTCCAATGCTTGCGGTAATGGTGGCAGCATTCTTTTTTCTTGAAAAACCTCTGCCTGATCCACGATAAAAGTCCCATAAGATCACCTTCTTTCATTTGCGACGTCGCAATTTATAGA